GTGACCTGTAGTATTGCTAAAAGCATTTACTAATTGGTTATATTCATTATTAAATAAAGCAGCAGTAATTGTATCCCCATCTGCGAATGTACTTTGTCTTGTATAACCTGCCATTATGCGTTCTCCAATGTTTCTATTCTAGTTGTTAAGTTATCTATTATTGTTTGTTGATTGTCCACTTTGTCGGACAACTCTTGTATAGCTTTAGTTAAAAGAGGTACAAGTTTGCTTTGGTCTATGCCTTGATAATTTGGTACTGACCTAGTTCCCATAACAGCTTCAGTTACAACATTACCATCGTCATCTAAGACTGCTGGAGTAACTTCGTACTCCTCGTCTTTCATTGCATCTTTAGTTCCAGTGATTGCTTCAGGAACTATATCCTGAACTTCATGTGCTAAGAAACCATCAACTGTATTATCTGAATCAGCTATAAAATTAAATCTAGCTGGTTTTAATTGTGCAACTCTATCAAGAGCAGTAAAGTCATAATTTACATTTTCTTTTAACCTGTAGTCTGATGATGTGTTGTAAGTTGTAGAAGTTGTACTTACACTTATTGAACCACTTGCACCACTATTTTCAAAAAGAATAGCGGTGAATGTTTGTCCTGATGTATTAGTTATTAATTGTGCTAAACCTGTACCATAAGCATTTTCCATTCTTAAAGATTGGTTACTTGCATCTCCAGCTATTTGTAAATAAGCACCACTTACACCTGAACTTTTACCCACCAACACGTTGCCGCCATTAGGTTGAAATACAATACTCCCTGCGTTAGCTACTCCTTGTTCTATAGTTTGAAATTCATATCTTCTTTCACTAGCTGAACTACCACCAACTTGTTGACATTGTAATGCTTGATAATTAGAACTTTCATTTGTTTTACCTAAATTTGCCCATACACCTGCATTTGCTGTTTTCGCATTTCCAACAGTTACATCTAAAAGTGCAGTAGGACTATCAGTCCCAATTCCAACGTTGCCTGAAGAATTAATACGCATACGTTCAAGACCACTTGTTCCAAGGATTACAGCACCCGCTTCACGATTGAAAAAGTATGCATCAGAAGACACCATTGCAATATCAACACCGTCAAGTCCAGTCGTTCCAGTAGTTGAGTTTTTAAGAGAAATGCGAGGGGCTGTTGCGTTATATACAACTAAGCCACTGCCGTTTTCTAAAGAAGGCGAACTCGTTCCAATTCCAACGTTGCCTGAAGATGAAATGACTACTTTATCACTTTGGTTTCTAGCAAAAATTAAAGATGTACCGCTACTTGTATATATATCCCATGCTGACCCAGTACTATATGTAGATTGTAGTTTTATTAAAGGGCTAGTCTGACCACCGACAATTAAATGTGCCGCTGTATATCCTGCTGTTACAGAGGTTGCGTTTAAAAACAGTTTTCCTGAAGAATCAATACGCATTCTTTCAGTTGTGCCAGTTACAAACTGATGGTCTTCAGCTTGGTAAGCTAAAGTTTCAAAAGCACTTTCATTTCCATTCAAGGCTGTAACCTTAACACCAAGACCAGTTTCAAAAGGCAAAACTCTAAAAATACCATTAGTTCCTTTAAATCTAGTTGCTATTGTATTGTCTGCCACAGAAACAGTAAGTGGTGTATCAGGACTTCCACCAATTCCAACATTTTCACTACTATCAATAGTTATAGCTGTAGCATTAGACTGGTCATCTATACCCGTACTTAAAAGAGTTCTTGTTACTTTTGTTATTGCCATTTGTTTTTATCTCCTGCCTGAAGGTATAAAGTCTACATATAAACCGTTAATAGTATATGGAGCTTTGTTATCCTCACTTATAAATGTAAAATTATTACTAGTTCCACTTCCTTGTAGTGCTACTCTAATCATAGGATTCTCTGCTCCACCAAAAACATTAACACCAAATAAAGCTTCACCAAATATAGACGGTGGGTCTATAACTCCTAAATCAAATAGTTCAGGAGGTTGTGGTAAATCCGTATTACCGTATTCAAATCTAACTTGTACGTCAGGTTCTACAACACCTTCAGCACTTGCAGAAACTTTTAAATAGTGTAAAGTTTTTAAAGTTCCTAAATCACCATAGTCATAATCAGGTGTAGCATATCTTGCTAAGATGTTAGAGCCATCAAAGTCGTTACCTGAATCATGTAAATAAACATAACCATCAGTATCTCCATGAAAATGTTCTTCGACTCCCGTTTCATTAAATCCTGTTCCTATTTCTGTTACTTCTATTCCTCTTGTTTCTGACCACTGAAACCCCTCCGGTCTTAGTGTTCCTATGATACCTCTTTGTTCACTTTTATTTTTAGTGGTATCTGTATAAAATAATCTGTATTGTGACTTATCTCTATGTACCATACTACTGATAACATAGTCATTAACATTCCTAGCTAAGTCATTTATCAAAGGCTGTATAGCTTTTGAAACTGTACCAAGTTCGGTATCTCCAATTCTTGCAGTACCAGCAACTGTTCTTATACCATCCGGTGCAAGAAATACTAAGTCACCGCCTATCTCCTGTATACTGTAACCACTTAAACATCCAATGTTTTCAGCAATAGATACAATGGATACCGTTTGACTATCATCAATGTTAATAAGCTTGTGAATACTATTTTCACAAAAGACTATCAAGTCTGCACGGAATCCTCTGATACCCACAATTTTATCTGAGATTGAAACACTTCCTGCACCTGTTCCACTAAAGTTATCAGGGTCATTATGCACACTGTAATAAACTGTAGTTTCGTTACCTTCAACACCAGCAGCAATTAAGTGATGGTCATGCGATGTAATATACTTTACAGGCGTATTAGCTCCGTTAGGTTGTATTATTTTTGTAAAGAATGTCCTAGTATTTAAAGCTCCAGTACCTTCCATTCTAAAGGAGAAAATATCTTTGGTGGAATTATCGGCTATCATTATTTGCCCATAATCTTCACCAGCAGCTTCAAACATTGCAAAAGTACACTGTTCTTGTCCTGTTCTTACAGAAGCTGCTTTAGCTGTAAAAGTTGCATACGTATCGCCACCAACAGCAGATAGCTTATTTATTTGCATCCAAGTTATACCGTCTTGACTAAAATAAATAGCGTTATTAGCACAAGCTACAACACCATCAGCGTAAGGCATAACCCCAAAAATTGTATGAGTACCACTTGTAGGTTGTGTAGCACTATCACCACCAAACTTTTCAAAACCATTGATACGTCTATATCCACCTTCTATAGAGACTTCAAAGTTTCTAAGTTCTCTTGCAACTCCGGGAGTCTTAAGCAAATCAACTGAGTTAGCTGATTTAACTAAGCCACCGTTACATGCAACAGTATAAGGTTGTGAACGTGCCATAAATTAGAAGTAAGTTCTATCGTCTGTCATATACTTTGGAGCTGGATTCATTAGGTTTGATTTCATATACTTCATTCCTCTCTTATAATCATCCAATGCGAAAGCTGCTTGTTGTGGGCTTTCTTTAAACTGCCAAACATAGTAACGAACTCTAGCTGTTATTATATTACTGTATTGCTCTGGTAAAGTGATTGCATCATCATATAATGATAAAGCAGTCGGTCTTACAAAAGCATAAAAGTGTACATTATAAACCTTGTCAGGTATTGGACTTAATCCAAACTTTCTATTGTCAGGAGACTTAATAACAAATCTAGGTTCTCCATGATTTTGAGTATCTGCATCATCTGCATTCTCACTGTCTCTATAATATCTTTTCCAATCTGCAAGAGTAAGAAACTTTAATCCTCTTGAAACATAAGGAGTTGTTTCTCCATCTACATTAATAGTTGTAAGATAAAAATCATCCCAATCTATTGATGAGTAGTCTGTAGTGATACTAGAACTATCAGACTTTAACGTATACCATCTTTGTCCTGCTACTGTAGGTACTGTTACATTACCGTAGAATGGGTCAGTAGCTCCACTAACGTTAGCAGCAAAGAAAGGTAGTTGTGGCTCTTCATTAGCTATATCAAATATAGATTTGTTTACAGCATCTTTAACAAACTTTTGAAGACCTATAGCGTTTGCAAAGTTTGCAGACGTTAATGGAATCTCATTAAGTTCTCTTAATACTTCGTTAGTTAAATCTAAATATGTATTAGCCATAATTATTTCCCAGCTTTTTCTTTTGCCTTTTTACTTAAATCTTTAAAGTGAAATAA